CACTCCAGTTCGCGTTGTTTGCAACAACACTCTGACTCTCTCGCTTAACAGCCAGTCGAGCAAGATTGTCAAGGTTAGCCATCGTCGTGAGTTTGACGGTGACGTTGTCAAGGAAACACTCGGTGTTGCCAAGGAAAAGCTTGCCAAGTACAAAGAAATGGCTGCTTATCTTGGTTCGAAGCGTTACACTGACGAGAATATCGTCGAGTATTTCCAGCGCGTATTCCCTGTCACTGGCTCGAAGAAAGATCTCAGCAAGAATGCTGGTATCGCTCTCGAAATCATGGACCAACAGCCTGGTGCCGAATATGGCGAAGGTAGCTGGTGGCAGGCTTTCAACGCGGTGACCTTCATGACTGATCACATGATTGGTCGCAATGCAGATAATCGCATGACTTCCGCTTGGTACGGTTCGAACAAGAACCTCAAGACGAAGGCATTGGAAACTGCGGTTGAATTTGCGGAGGCAGCATAATGAACATTAAGGATATCCGCGTTATCCAGAAACTCCGCCATCAAACCTCTCTCGAGGAGGTTGATGGTCGGATGATCGTTAATCGGTGGATTGAGAAAACAACATGGAAGCTTCAGATTAAGCGAGATGGTTTTGCTGCAGAATGGGAAGACATTCCCGTCATCGAAGAGTACGAAGAAGAGAAATCTACCGATAATAAATAAATGAATGGTAGAAGAAAATGGTACTTACTTTGTAGGAATGTCTTTCGAAACCGAGGATGACGATGAGATCGTTTTCCCGGTGATGTTCCACACGAAGAATTACAAAGAAGCGCTGACACTCACTCGATGCATTGCCGCCGGCGATCCAAGAAAACGGGTGATGTTTGCAGATATAGATGAGGAGTTCTAATATGAAGAAACTTATTACATTCGCAATTGTCAGCAGCATGCTGATCTCTACTCCAGTTCTTGCAAAAAATTATGATCGTACAGAACATCGCGAACACAAACAAAAACGTAAAAGCGGATGTGGTTGGCTATGCGGTGCCATTATCGGCGGTGTTGTTGTAGGTGCACTTGTTTCAAAAGAACGAGCACCAGAAGAAGATAGAAACCAAGACTATAACGATAATCGTTACTACCCACCAAATTATAGATATGATAGACGCTATTGCGTCCGTGAACAAATTACTGAGTGGCGCTATGGTGAGCGCTACGTTTATTGGCAAACTACTTGTAACTAAGGAAAATATATGAAGAATTTTATTGCGCTAGCACTCGTCATGTTGGCAACTCCAGCAATTGCTCAGAAGACACCGGTCGGTGTAACCTATGATGCAAAGATCGTTCGAGCAATTGATGGTGATACGATTGTCATCGAGGCACCATACTTGCCAGCTCCACTCAAGCCTGAACTCGGTGTTCGTATCTTCGGTGTTGATACTCCAGAAAAAAGCTTTCGTGCCAAATGCGAGAGCGAAAAGAAGCGCGGCGAGCAAGCTTCTGTTTTTGTCAAAGATGTGATTGCTGGTACGAAGAAGCATCAAGTTGTTCTATATGATTGGGACAAGTTTGGTGGCCGTGTACTCGGTGACATTCTGCTTGACGGCATGAGCCTTCGCGATCTGCTTATTAAGAACAGCTTTGCTCGAGCATATTTCGGAGATGCAAAACAGTCTTGGTGTAATTAAGTCAAAACATGAATATTGAACAAATTGTTTGGGCTACAACTGCAGCTTTTGGTTTGGTAATGTTCACCTACTACAAAACTGGATGGGATAAAATCCGAGACTGTTACGGTTTGTGGTTTACGAAAGAATATTGGGACCACTTCTATAACAAAGTAGAAGCAGCAAGTTGGACGGCCAAAGCAATTATTATTATTCCTGGCTTGATCTTTGGTGCCAGCATTTGGTGGTTATATTGGTTGACATTGATAACAAGCCTTACGCTTATTTGGGCTTCGAATAAGAAGTTGCTGCCCACCCTCGTAGCGTTTAATACTATGTGGGCTTGGTTGAGTTGTATGGTTCTTGCTCAACATCTTGTAAACTAGTGAAAAAAAACACTTGGCTTCTTACGTTAAGCATGTACAATTAAGCCAAAACATTGTATATATAGAATATCAGTTGTTGACAATCAACAATAAAGGCGGAAAGACCGGGGTTCGACTCCCCGCACCTCCACCATCTACACACCGATCCTGAAGGGCACGACAGGTGGTAGTAATGCTAAAGCCGCATGAATGGTTCGAATCCAGCGGTGTGTAGATGATGGGGGTGACCATGGAATTCGATTTTCGTGTAATAGGGCGGTTCGAGACTGATTGCCTGGCAAAGTGCCACTAAACATAAATGCTAACGATAACGATAGCTTTGCAGATATCCGCCTAGCGGCATGATCTACACGGGTATGGCTCCACCTTGGAACAGAACGGGCCAACACACATAACACACACAAAGGAAATTAAAATGACTAAAACACCATATGAAATCCGTCTCGAAGTTCTCAAGATGGCCCAAGATCAAGCTAATGCAAAGTTCTATAATCAATGGGAACAAGCAGCCCGCGCGGCAGATAATAACGAGAACGCAACGCTTTTGACAGAAGTTCCGACTTTCCCTACAGCAGAAGAAATTTTAGTTGAAGCAACGAAGCTTAAGACTTTTGTTGACAGCAACTAATTAAGTCAGTGGGTACTTGGAGACAGGTACTCACACTTTACTACCAGTTGAATAGCTGGTGCTACGAGTCGCCAGAAAAACGCTGGTGGTAGTATAAATAAAATATGACGGAGGTTAATCCCTCCATTGACTCTTACAAAAACTTCAAGTCTTAGATGGCTAGAAAGCGGCATCATTCGGATGTCACCGACGAAAACACTAATGATTTTGCATTTCCAGTAAGAGGGAAATGGATGGAAGATACTTCGTTATTCTCTTGTGTATCTTCTTATAGCGGCAGAAAACTATATGGCTGAGATGCCTGCACAGTAGTCTCTGTTTGCCAAAGTCATTGAGACTAAGAGGAAAAACATGAAACTTTTCGAAAACAGAAAAGATTTCCCGTACCTACGCTGGGCCGAAGGCTTTGTCATAGGTGTTATTGCAGTCACAGGTGTGGCTTTGGCTACTCCAACTAAACAACCTGAAGTACAGATCGTAAAGGTCCCAGTGATTCAGGTAATCGAAAAAGAAAAAATCGTAAAAGAGCCAGTCTATCTGAGCAAATACGATAAAAAACAAATCAAATGCATGGCCGAGAATACATATTTCGAAGCAGGCCATGAGCCAACTAAAGGCAAAATCGCGGTGAACAATGTAGTATTGAATCGCGTAAAAGATAAAAGATTCCCAAAGACACCATGTGCGGTTATCAATCAGAGAACTGCGCGCGTATGCCAATTTTCATGGAAGTGTGAGGGAGGAAAGCGAATAGCTGATATGACAGCATATCGTAAGGCGACAGCCGTTGCCGAAAACGTATATCTGGGTAACTACAGTGACGTTACAAGAGGTGCAAAATTCTATCACGCAGACTATGTAAGCCCATCATGGGGCAGAGTCTTTGATCGTACGACTAAAATTGGTGCACACATTTTTTATAGAGGATAATTATATTATGATGGACGACGTCATCTCAACCAAAGCATTGACTTCTGAAAAGTTTATCAAAGAAATTGAACGATTGGTTATCAATTATAATTTAGACTATATGGATGCCGTCGTCCACTATTGCGAAAAGAATAACATCGAGCTCGAAGCTGCTGCGAGTATTATTCGTAGCAACATTCGTATTAAGGCAAAGCTTCAAGACGAAGCAGAAGAACTCAACTTCATGCCAAAGAGGGCAAAGTTACCAGTATGACTCCTTTCGAGAGCTACACCACATTCCTCGCCCTCAAAAATCACTTCACAACAGACAGCTACGACTACATCAAATACAACGGCAAGATCGGAGCTAAGCCTTCGAGCTTTGACGTTCGTAAAGATAAGTATCAATTCTATAAACTGTCAAAACACAAAGATCCTCTCAAATATCTGGTCGCCAACTTTATTGATGGTGATTTGAAATGGATAGGCGATCTATTTGATGATGACTCAGAGAAAGTGTACAATGAATGGTTGAAGAGACAACAATCTCTTTCTTATATTTTTGAAGAAGATGTAAAAAAACTATGTACAAATTTCAATGATTGTGTTATTGTAAAGAATGGGCAACATCCCTTTCTACTGAAACAATATCTTCGTCGCGAGATTTCAATCGAGACGGTGATTATCCTCAATGATATTTTCGGGTTCTTCGGTCATTGGAACAAGAAAATTGAGGATGGTGTCCTATGGCCCAGCATCCACAAGAAGCTGCTGAAGTATAAGCCGTTCTTTCATTATGATGCATTTCGGTGCAGAAAAATTGTTAAGGACGTCTTTACTTCATGATAAATACAGTTGCAGTTCGCTGCAATCGAAATACATCGAAACATACCGTAAAAAACCGACATATAGGAGATTAATTATGTCATTTGCAGACCTCAAGCGTTCTTCCAATTCCTCGTTCGAGAAACTTACGAAAGAACTTGCTAAACAAAATA